GAACTTTACAAAACGAAGTCAAGCGAAACCGCTAGGAACATTAAGAAAAGAGTAGAGAAGCAAGTAAAAGAGGGCATTGATCCTCAATTAATTATAGAAGGATTATTCGGTAATGACGGAAGATAATGGCAACAACAACTTTAACACAAAACCCGCAGAAGATCACCGTGCCAGCTAATACTAGTGAGCACGACATTGACTTCAGCAACATACTTAGTGATAGCGAAGGTACGGCCCTGATTGATTGGGTTAGTGGAACTTCGGTTCAGATAAACTGCAACGGTGTTGCGATTGACTCTGCGACCGCTAACATATCAAGTGCCGTTACCAAACTTTTGTTACCCGTGAGACGAGGTATCAATGTAAGGTACAAAGGCGGGGCCGGTAGTGAGGTGTTTAACATAACAATCTTGAATGACTAAAATGAAAGATTACATCAAAAACATACAAGACGCTGAGAGACGGTTCTTTACTGAGCCGGTTTCTTTTCGCGCAGATGATGAAAACGTAATTGAAGGATATGCGGCTGTTTTTAATAAGGATAGCGTTGATTTCGGTGGATGGCATGAGAGGATTGCACCGGGGGCTTTCGATGATGTGCTTAAAGATGACGCAGTTGCTTTATTTAATCATGACATGAACTACGTGCTTGGGCGTAACGGAGTGAACGTTACATTAAGTCAGGACGAGCGCGGATTAAAATATACAGTCAAATTACCGGACACTTCCTTTGCTAAGGATTTGCGGAATTTGATTAAGGACGGAATTATACATGAGAGTTCTTTTGCTTTCACAGTAAAGGAGCAGGAATGGCAACATAACGAGAAAGTGCCATCTGTTCGGACTATTAAGAAAGTAAAGAGACTATACGATGTATCGCCAGTGACTACTCCGGCATACCCGGATGCTACCGTTGGCGCACGATCTTTCGATGCTACAAAACCGAAAGAAAGGCAACTGACAGCCGATTTAATTAAACTTAAACTTTTAACGAAAAGAGTAAAACTATGAATCAAAAATTGAAAGACCTGTACGATAAGTCAGGCAAAATTCATAGCCAAATGGTTGACGCTTACCGGCTTGTCAGTGAGCGTAAGGATGGTTTGGCTACGGCAGATGAGACCCGTCAGTTCGATGCTTGGGATGATGAACTCGTGCAAATCGAGAATCAGATCAAGATTGAAAAGCGGATGGAGGAATTGAAGCTGAAGGAAGAAGCACAGGCAGGCATTAAGCATGAAAGTGAAGGCAACAAGGAGAAGAAGTACAACGAGGCAGCCTCTAAGTCAGAGCGCAGAGCCGCTTTAGACAAGGCTAACAAAGTTGGTTATTCTTCTTTGAGCGATGCAGAGCGTCAGATTGTTGACACCGAAGTACGTGATTCCAAAGTGTTTGAGAAATTCCTTCGCTATGGCAAGGAGAACCTGAATGCTGAAGAAGTACGTGTATTGAATCAGTACAAGGAAAGCCGTGCTCAGAGCATTGGTACTCCTAGTGCTGGTGGTTACACCGTACCTGAAGGTTTCTCTGGATTCATCATTGAGAAAATGAAATACATTTCTGCTGTGATGAATTGGGCAAACATCCTGAATACCGATACCGGTAACGTGATCCCTTTCCCGATTAACGATGACACATCTAACACTGGTGAGTTGATTGGTGAAAACTCCGACCTGAGTTCATCTTCTGCTGACCTTACGTTCTCGGTTTATAACCTGAACGCTTACAAGATGTCATCTAAGATGGTTAAGGTTTCTTCTGAATTGTTACAGGACAACGGAGTTAATCTTGAAGCATATTTGGGTGAGCAGTTGGCAAACCGTGTAGCACGTATTTCTAACAGTTACTACACCACCGGAACTGGTTCTAGCCAGCCTCAGGGTTACATCACTGGTGCAACTCAAGGTTCAGTTAGTGCAAGTGCTACGGCATTTACCTCCACTGAATTGATTGGCTTCCAGGATACTCTGGATCAGGCATACCAGAATATGCCTAAGACTGGTTGGGCTATGCACCAACTGATCTTGAATGCGATCAAGAAGCTGACGATCGGTACTAACTATAACTCTCAGTTGTGGGTTCCTTCATTCCGTGATGGTGCTCCTTCTACGATTCTTGGCAAACCTTACTTCCTGAACAACGCAATGGCATCGACCCTTGCTACTGGAAATAAGATCATTGCTTACGGAGACTGGGATAAGTTCTGCATCCGCATGGTAAACAGCTTTGCATTAAGCCGTTTGTCTGAGCGTTATGCAGAGTACGATCAAGTGGCGTTCTTTGGATTGGCACGTACTGATTCATTTGTAATGGACAATACTGCCATCAAGTATTTTGAATTGACCTAATGCTTCTGATCTTCTTAGCAGCGTGGAAACGCCCTGAGATTACGGAGATATGTTTTATGGGTATAAGAAGGCTGCGTAAAAACAGCCTTCGCCCCATAGAAGCATTTTGTGTGATTTCGGAAGAAAGTATGATACCGCTATGTAAGAAGTACGGTATCCACTACACGATGTATAAGAATGATCCATTGGGAGAGAAAAAGAATCATGGTCTTAATGAGGCCATGAATCTCAACTGGGACTATCTGATAGAGATTGGTTCCGATGACGTTCTTAAAAATGAATTGATTGATTTGTATGAACCCTACTTTAACAAGGGATGGGATTTCTTCGGAGTGAAGGATGTGCTGATTATAAACTCAGACGGAGGCGAGTGCCGGAGGTTGAAGTCAGACACCACCTACGGGTTGGGGAGGGTTATAAAGCGATCTGTTATTGAGAAATATTGTTACGGTGTTGAAGTTGAGGCTTTGGATGACATTATTTCACCTGGCAGGACAACCGCTAAAGGAGATATAGGGTTCTTTCAGGTCGATGCGGCTGAAGGCTTTCATAGATCGGGGATAGGAGTTATCGTTGGTAAGCCTAGATACAGATTATGGAAAGACGGAATAAACAGAGGACTTGATAACAACTCAACATATTTTCTTATGACACAAGGAATAGGGCACAGGGCTATACCAACAGACAAACCGTTGGCGATAGACATAAAAGGAGAGGATAACATTTGGAAATTCAACAAGGAACTGGGGATGGCTTACGAGCTTGATAAAGCCCTTGAAGGACTGAGTGAGGAAGAAAAGAGTGCTCTTTTTGCTTTGATTAAGCGTAAGAAAAGACAGGAAATAGAATATGGTAATTTACAGTAAAGTATCAGTAGCCCCTTCGATTGAGCCGATTTCATTGTCGGAGGCTAAGAGCCATCTTCGTGTAGATCACGATGATGAGAACTCGTATATAACTGTATTGATACAGGCCGCAAGGGAGACCGTTGAGAAACACACCAACCGGAGTCTAATCACTCAGACTAGGGTCATGAAGATGGACTACTTTCCTTTGGAGAGCCAGATTTACCTATTAAACGGCCCTGTACAGACAGGGGTTACGGTTCAATACTATAACGCTAGTGATGTGTTGACTTCTTTCACTGATTTTTGGGAAGATGTTGATAGCGACATCGCTAGAATAGTTCCTGAAGATTACTGGCCTGAGACTTACGATAAGCCTAATGCGGTGGTGATTACTTATGACGCTGGATATGGGGATGCTTCTACGAACGTCCCCGCCCCATTGAGGCAGGCGATGTTACTGTTAATAGCGCACTTCTACGAGAACAGACAGAATGTGATTGTTAGCGGAAGCCCTACGGGTGCGTTAGCGATTCCTTTCGGTGCTGAGGTGTTGATGAATCCTTATGTTTTAGATCAAAGCGTTCACTTAGGATGGCGTTACTAAACACCAAGAACAGGATACAGAAGCTAGATCGCATCGGTGCGATGGATAGGAGGATAACTATCCTTCAAAGAGACATATCCGATGGTTCTAACAACGAGGACTACTTAGACGGCTGGGAGGAGATTGATAATAACCCTAATGTGTGGGCACGGAAGGAGAGTTTGAGAGGGAAAGAGGTTGTTTTGGCTGATAAGGTGCAGATGATGTACATGACGGTTTGGACGATCAGATACCGGGATGATCTGAAGGCTGAGATGAGAATTGCAGACGAATACGGACAAGTGTATGAGATATTACACTTTGACGAGGGCGAAAGCAGACACAGATATTTGGACGTAGTAACAAACATATTACCAGGTATAACATGGTCGTAAAAGGACAAGTTGCGGTTACAGGAATTAGGGAGTTGAATGACTTCCTGAAGCAGCTTCCTATTCAGATAAACCACAGAGTTATCGGTGCGGCTAACGTAGAGGCGGCTAAACCGCTTGTAGATGCAGCTAAGAGTCTGGCCCCTAAAGGTAAGACTAAGAATCTTGTTAACTCCATTGGAGCAGTGAAGATTCCTATCTCTAAAGCTACCGAGATCGGTACGGTACACGTAAGACCAAGAGTGAAAGCGGGGTATAAAGGATTTCATGGACACTTAGTAGAACTAGGTGTAGTGAATCGTCCTGCGGGTGGATGGTATGCAAGGATGGCCGGAGCGCACCCGACAAATCAACCACCGAAGCCTTTTATGAGGCCAGCT